GTGGTGGCTCTGATGAGGACAACATAGAAGCAATCAAGACAATGATACAAGATCACCCCCACAAGGTAGCCGAGCTACTTGATGGATGGGGTGTCAAGTATTATGCACTAATGGAGGAGGCAGGTATTGACGACAGTAAATACTATGGGGATTATTTTAATGACGGTGATGTATACAAATACTTCTGACAATATGTCGCACTTGACAGAATGTCTAAGCTCCCCTATATAATATACTTATAGTATTACTTAAAGTATTTTAATCTTATTATAATATATAAATAATATAATACTTAAGGTAATACTTTAAGTACCCACCCTTAGCTCAACTGGACAGAGCAACTGCCTTCTAAGCAGTAGGTTGCAGGTTCGAGTCCTGCAGGGTGGACCAAGGAGAAATCTAATGGATGATCCACACGACGATTGCACACACTGGCTAAGTAAGTTATAAAATATAATGAAAGGAGATTAAATTATGTGGGTATTAGTATGGTTGAAGGTAGTGGCTGGGCTGGGGGTTGAACACTTCCAGTTAGGTTCCTATGATAGCTCTCAGAAATGTGTTGTAGCATCGCAATCAGCTAAGGTTATGAGGACAAGCACAAACATTAAGATTGCTTGTATATATTTGGAGGTAGAAGATGATTGAAGTAACACACATAGACCACATGGGCAGTGACCTATCGGTGGTGAATGCAGCACGGGTATCCTTTGGTAAGAAGCGAGAGGCTCTTGGTACTGTGACTGTTAATGATAAGACAAGTGTTGTGCTGCACGATACAGATAGAAAACTTATCAAGTACCTAGCCAAGCATAGGCATATGTCACCATTCGGACATGCCTTTGCATCCTTCCACATCAAGGCACCTATCTTTGTCGCAAGGCAGCTGGTCAAGCATAAGTTCTTACGTTGGAATGAGATCAGTCGTAGGTATGTCGACAGTGATCCTGAGATATACTATCCAATTGATGATGTTTGGCGTGGTAAATCAGAAGATAAAAAACAGGGTTCATTTGGTGAAGTAGATCTAAAAAAAGATACCTTACCTATAATATCAGAACGACTACAGCAAAACTCATATCAAGCTTGTATCTTAGAGGATTTAATAGAGGGCAATGAATGGCAACTTAAATTGTACAAAGATATGATTAAAGCTGGCATAGCACCTGAGCAAGCACGTATGGTGCTGCCACAGTCCACGATGACTGAGTGGTACTGGTCAGGTAGCCTCGATGCCTTCAGTGACATGTGTAACCTGCGCTGTAAGCCTGACACACAAGCAGAGACAAGGGTAGTAGCTGATGCAATCAGCAAAGAGATGAAGGAGTTATTTCAAATATCATGGGAGGCATTGAGAGATGAGTGAGTATTCAGTAGTGTACAACAAATGGTATAACTTGGGTGTATTTAATTCTTTAGAAAAAGCTGAGGAGTTTGCCGAAAGAATGAAAACAGACAGAGAGATATTCGAATACCACTCTCAACACGATGTGAGTGGTAGTGTATCTGACCTAATAGAAATATCTGATACGACTGGACAAGACTTATGAATAGCACCTTGTATGATCTAGAGCCACACATCATGGACTGCTGGTCAGTCTGCAATGATATTGAGACAGTCTTCAAACAGATTGGTGATGTTCATCCTGAGCCTACAGAAGATGAGATTATGAATGCTTTGATGGGTATGCAGCAGATATACCAGTGGAAGTTTGAACAACTATTCAATAGGTATGAGCAGATACAGAGATCACAACGAGAGGAGAGTGAGGAGAGATATGATTAAAGAGTGGAAAAATGTGATCAATACACATGACATTGTGAATGAGCCTAGTCACTACTCAAGGTGGAGTATTGAACCTATCACTTACATAATGCGTAATGGCTTTGAGTTCTGGCGTGGCAACCTGATTAAGTACAGCAGTAGGGCTGGCTTCAAGTTGTACGAGGGTAAGGATCAAGTTGAAAGTGAGATCATTGACTTGGAGAAAGTTATCAGGTATGCAAGCATGCGTATCAATCAACTTAATGGAGAGGAGAAGTTGTAATGAAGTATGCAGTGATGATTGAGATAGAGAGGGGTGAGTGGTCATATGTCTCAGAGGAGAACCCATTTACCATTTACTCTTCACCCATGTTGTTCAACAACAAAGCTCAGGCAGAGGAAGAAGCTGCCAAGTGGAACACTGGTGTAGTGGTTGAACGTGAGGGTGACATACGTAGCTTTGATAAGTCTGAGAAGAGTAGGTCTAAGCTACGTGCCTACATGAACAAGGAGCAATGGTAGTGTATACTGTAGAGTTTTCACACGATATAATTACCATTGTTACCCTAGACCAAGATGATGACTTCAACGATGTTGAGGTTACACTAACTGAAGATGGCTCTGTATTTATATCCCAGTACGATGAACAGTGGGATAGCACAGACATGTTACTACTTAGTTACCAACAGCTGCTGGATATAACAGCAGCAATGCATAGTACAGAGGGCATGTTTAGATTGAAAATAAGGAATGGATAATGGAACTTTGGATTGCGCTGTTCATGTACTTATTAGGTATGATGCTAGTCTTCGGGCTAGTCGAACCACTTGATGACGAGAGTAAGAACGCACCAATAAAACTAGCCTTGACATGGCCTCTTGTAGCTGTCATGTATATCTGGGCTATAATGATGGATATGTTTTATGATGATGAAGACAGGAGATAACCCGCACTTAGCTTGCCCATACGAAGAGTGTGGTTCGAGTGATGCATTCAATTGGAATGACGATGGCTTCGGTCACTGTCATTCTTGTAGCAGATCGTACCCAGAGAAAGGCATGCCAGCCACCTTCTCATGGGCAGCGACAGACTACCCACTACGAGAGAGGAGAAACCCTATGACAATAGAGGTCAAGAGTTCGACATACAAAGGTATCAGGAGCATAGAGCCTGATGTCTGTGAGATGTACGGCATTCAATTACAACTGGGCGAGGACGGTAAGCCAGTACGCTACGCTTACAAGTACCCGCACACAGTTAAGTATCGCATGTTCAACGACAAGTCTAAGTCATGGGTCAAAGACCGTGGCCTAGGTATGAACATGCTGTTTGGCCCTGAGTTTAACGCAGGCTCAAGCAATCGTATTTATATTACCGAAGGTGAGTTCGATGCAGCCAGCCTGTATCAGATACTAGGCAAGACATTCCCCGTGAAGTCATTGCCCAGCGCATCCATCGGAGAGAAATTCATCAAGCACAATCATGCTTATCTGTCGTCATTCAAAGAACTTGTGTATGCAGGTGAGCTTGACGATGCTGGACGTAGGGCAGCTGACAAGTTGTACCAAGCCTTTCCAGATAAGTTTTATTATGTGCCGATGTCTAAGCATAAGGATGCTAATGAGTTCCTTGAGTCAGGTGATGGCGATGCTCTTATGTGGGCTGCGAGGAAGCCACAAAGATATTCACCTGAGAACTTCTTCTGCTCTGATGCAGATGTGGAAGCAGCAATCCTTAACGAGAACCCTTACGAGTATGTACCCACTGGTCACGCTGGCCTTGACGAAAAGATCAGGGGCATGGTTAAGGGAGGTCTTACCTTTATCAAAGCTCCTCGTGGTATGGGTAAGACCGAAGTTGTTCGGTACTTTGAGACTGGCTTACTGCGTGATGAGGAGACACGTATTGCCCTGCTCCACATGGAGGAGATGAAGTCTACAACCTACCGTGCTATGGCTACGTACCACCTAGGTATCAACGTCCGTACTAAGGATGATGCAAGAGATGCCGGCATCAGTGAGGAGGATGTAATCAAGGCTGCTCAGGCAGCTACACAGGGTGAACGTACTATCATCTTTGAGATGCGTGGTCACGATGATCCACTCAAGCTACTGGACTACGTAAGACTATCGGCTTCAGTCTATGGTGCAGGGTTCATCTTCATTGACCACGTACAACGACTGGCTTACTTGTCCAGCACTGGTGTTGATGGTGCTACCAGTATACTTACTACACTAGGCTCACGTATGGCACAGCTTGCCAAGGAGTTGAACATTGGTGTGGTATTTATCTCACAGGTTAATGATGATGGACGTACTAAGTATGCTGCCTCACTTGAAGAGGAAGCTATCATATGTATTAAGTTGGAGCGTGATGTTGAGTCAGAGGATGAGATACTTCAGAACACTACAACATTTGTCATTGACAAGAACAGACCATTCGCTAAGTTAGGCAACGCAGGCTCACTCTATTACGATCCAGAGACTACGATCCTGACAGAAGATGCACCTTACATTGGGAGTGAAATGGCAGCATGATATTATTTGATGTAGAAGCTGATAATCTTTTGGATGATGCCACTAAGATACACTGTCTGTCTTATACATCCGATGGTAACAACTACCAGACTATCTTCGACTACCAAGAGATGCGTGACTTTATCCTTGATCAAAAAGGTTTGATCGGACACAACATCATACGTTATGATATACCGTTGCTCGAAAAGATCTTAGGTATCAAGGTTAAGGCTAGGCTGTTTGATACTCTGCCAATGTCTTGGGTTCTAAACTATAGTAGACCTAAGCATGGCCTCGAATCCTTTGGTGTAGACTTCGACATACCCAAGCCAGAAATTACTGACTGGGCTGGACTCACTAAGGAAGAGTATCAACACCGTTGTGTTGAAGATGTTAAGATCAACTGGTTGCTTTGGAGGAACCTACTCAAGAGATTCTTGTATATCTATGGTAACGACAAGGTTCTATTGGATAAGTTCTTTCGTTACCTAACATTCAAGATGGACTGTGCGTTTGCTGCTGAGACTTCTGGTTGGAAGCTTGACGTTGGCCTTGCCAATGATTCTTTCAATGAGGTTACTAGGCAGTTGGAACTCAAGACAGAAGAGCTTAAGACTGTCATGCCTAGACAGAAGGTCACCAGTAAAAAGACTAGGCCTAAGGTATGCTTCAAGCAAGATCTTAGTACCTCCTCTCATGGTGAAAGGTGGTTCTCTCTTCTAAAAGAACACAACCTCCCTGCACACTATGACGGGGAGATTACTGTCATCAAAGGTTGGAATGAACCTAACCCTAAGTCCCACCTTCAGGTAAAG